TATCTAGACGCTAGGACAATATGTTGCTGGTTTTGCAAAGCGGTGCTGGATTGACCATAGCTGCATTCGCGTATCAATTCTTGTAGCTATGCGAACCAATTCCAACTGCTCGTGATGTCTGGTAGCGCGCCCGCTTATATCTTATTTAGCGTCACTTACCGTTCGCGGGTAGCGGGTTTTTTATACACACAGGGAACTAGCTGCCGCCCCGCAGGGGCAATGGGCTATCACGTCGGATTATATCCTCGTCGGCGGGCCACCTCTGAGGCAACCACTTGGACCGTGTATATACAAACGCCAGAGCTGAACTCGATCCAGGCGACGCTGGACGCGACAAGGAGAGAAAGCCTCGGCAATCTCCACCGGCCCTTTCCTCGGCGTTTGTTCTACCGTCGTGCCTACTATCCGGCGGGGAATTTTTGACATTTATGGCGAATCCCCGGAGCGAAACCCCGGGCCGCGCCGCCCGACCCCCCGGGAATACGCCGGCTGGAGACTGCCGAGATCGTCGAGCAGGGGTGTTTGGTTGTTGTTTTTTTATATTTACAAGGGTTCGAGCCATACGTGCCGCCGCGGAAGCCAGTGCCGGAGGCCGATGTGGACCTGCCGCCGCGTAGATGCCGACCCCCGACCCGACGCACGAACGCTACCGCCACGCGGAAAGAAATTGCCTACGTGGACACCGAAGATCGCGGCACTCGCCGCCCGCATCGAGACGCTGGAGGCCAGGCTCGGGTGACACCGCCGCCCTTCGTCGTGCTCAGCCTGCCGCGCAGCCGCTCCTACTGGCTGTCGCGGTAATCTGAGCTACGGCGGCTGGCATTGCGGTCCGAGGAAATCCGCCACGCGCGGACCGCTGAGCGATGTCAGGGCGTGGTCTGGCCCGGCCGCGCACCGGCACAGCGGAAACTGCGGCAGGGCCGTTCTGGCGCTTCTGAGACGCCTGGCGCCGCATACCAGGGTGGCCGTCGTGCGCCGCGACCCGGCCCGCAGTGTTTCAACAGCCTGTTGCGGCTCGGTCTGCCGTTCGATGCCGCTCGGGTGATGGCGCGACAGTTGCGGCGGTGTTCGACGCCGCCCTGGACGAGATCGAGGCGCACTGGCCAGGGCGCTGAGCGTTACATTCGACGGTCTGCGCGAGGAGGCGACGTGCGCCCGGTGTGTTCGAGCACTGCCTGGGATTGCCGCACGATCCGGCCTGGTGGGCTTCGCTGGCGCCGCAGAACCTGCAGGCCGACATCCATGCCGTGACGCGGGATATGGTGAGCAATGGCCCGCTGATCGCGCATCTTGCAACGCGGCATCGGGCCGGCGTGACTATACGGCCCGGCTGGAGGTGCTGGACAATGGCCAGACCTTCGCACATCTCGACGTGCATCGTTGGACGGCGCGATCAGCCGCTGCGATGCGTCGGGATCTCCGATGCGGTCATCGCTGGCACAGCCCGATTTACGTCACTCAGACCGCGCACCCGCATAACGACGACTTCGACAAGTGGCGCAAGTTCGTGACCATGATGGGGTTTAAGTTCCGCAACACGGCACCGAATGGATGGTCGGTCTACTGTGCTCGGTGAGACGCTGATGCGGCATTTCGTCCCGCATCGCTGACGGCATCGACACACTGCCGCTGCAGCTTGAGCTGACGCGCAACGAGGCGCTGTGGGATGCGCTGCCGACGCGGCGGCTTTATGAGGGCACGCCGCATGGCGCGATGACCGACATATACGCGCGGTATTATGCCAGAGGCCGACCTGACGGACCTCGCCGTGCGCAGGCGTGAGCATCGCAATGTCTGGTGGCCGGCATGGCACGCACTGCCCGCATTGCGTCCGCTGGTGTTCGGGCTGATGGCGCGGGTGGCAGGCCGGTGGATACTGGGTAGCGTCCTGCTGACGCGGCTGCCGCCTGGTGGCGAGATCCTGCCGCATAGCGACGCCGGAAGCTGGGCGCCGACTTATTACCACTGCAAGGCGCATGTGACCGTTTCCGGCACGCGCGATTGTGCGCTGTCGAGGACGAGCAGGTGCGCTTTGAGCAGGGGTCAATCTGGACGTTCGACAACCTGAAAATGCACGCCATCGCCAATGATGGTGATGTTGACCCGGGTTGTTGTCATCGTGTCGATGCGCGCGGAATGAACTGAACAGGAGGGTGTGATGCCGGCTGGATGGACTGCTGCGCTATGCTGGCGGGAGCGCGCTGTCCGCAGGCTCGCAGTTGATGGGCGCCGGCAAGTCAGCCGGTGCGGCGAAAGGACGCCGCGAACCTGCAGAAGATGCAGTACCTGATTGACGCGACAGGATTTGTGTCCATACACCGCAAGCAGGTGCGAGCGCATTGCCCGGGGCTGGCGGCGGCTGGCGAGCAGCGGGCCTACGGGTGGCGGGCCTAATTATCTGGATCTCGCCTATAACCAATACCTGCGCCACGGATGACGCAGGCCGGAGTTGGAGCAGACGCCCGGGTATCAGTTTCAGCTCCAGCGAGGGGTTGAAACAGGCGCAGAGCGCGGCGGCGGCACGAGGCTTGGCGTGTCAGGTGCGAGCCTGAAGGGCGCGGCCGAGTTTGTGACCGGGCTGGCGGACAAGAACTACCAGAACCAGTTCGCCAACGCGCAAGCAGCGGTTTAAGCGACGTGCTGGAGCTGAACACCGGCCAGCAGGGGCAGCTCACCAACCAGTTCCAGCGGCTGTTCGATACAGCGCGGCTGGGAGAAAGCGCCGCGGCCGGCTTGGGAGCGGAAGGTACCAAGGCGGCATCGACCGCCGGCACTGCGCTGACAAACGCGGGGCAGGCGGAGGCGGCGGGACTGACCGGCGCCAGCAACGCACTGAACCAGGGCGTGCAGAATTACCTGAGCTACGATGCGTTCAAGAACTACTCGAACCCACAGAACACGTCTCGGCCAGTCCAGGCCCGGATATAACGACGTGGCTTTCTAGGAGACGCCGATGAGTGGCTCGAACTTCGGCCTGGCACCGCCGGTTGTCGTCAACCCGCTGCAGGCGCAGACCACGGCGCTCGATGCGGCGGGCAAGGTCTACGACCTGCGGCAGGCGCAATCGAAAGAAGCCGCTGGGCAGGCGTTCCAGAACAGCCTCAACCCTGACGGCACGCCAAACCAGAATGCGTTCCTCTCGAACCTCAAAGCAAATCCGGCGGCGGCGATGTCGGCGCTGGAGGCGTCAAAGGGGGGCCAGGAACTCGACGCCAACACCTATAAGCTGCACACAGAACGGCTCAGCAGGGCAAATGATGCAGTTGGCACCCTGATCGGACGCTACCCGAACGGCATTCCCAAGGAGGCCGCCCACGCTGCTATTCAGCAGGAACTCGATAGCGGTCTGATAACGCCACAGGTGGCGCAATCACTACGTCCCATGTTCGGCGATAACCCGCAGCAAAATTCCATCGTCGCGACGCAACTATATACGCACAACATGAATACGGCACAGCAGCTCGAACAGAGGTATGGCACTCGCCAGCAGGTTAATGCGGGAGGCACAATCCAATTCCCGGTCGTGCCGCCAGCATCGCAGGGCGGTCCCGGCCCGGTTGTGCCTCTCAGCATGACGCCAGGAGAGCGGGGCAAGCTGGTGGAGGCAACCATCCAGACGCCGCAAGGGCCTGTTAAAATCAACATACCATACGAGCAGGCATTCCCCGGACAGGTGGCGCCACAAACACCGAGCGGGCAACAAGAACCCGCCAGGGGACACCGCCTGTCGGCACAGTGCCACCTAATCCAAACGCCCCAGAGGGCACGCAGCCCGGACGAGTAAGGCCGCCCGAAGGCTCGCCACTGCGGAACCCGAACGCACAACCCAGCTCTCCGGTTATTCAAACCCCAGAGCGGCCCGGCGCTCGTTACCTCGGCGCCACCGGGACAGACGGACGCCGGATCAGCAACCGGATACTGCCAGCGCCGGCATGGCGACCGAACTCACGAAACGCTGCCGACCAGGTGCCAACCAATAAGGCGAACTACGCCAACATTGCTCACGGACCTGGAGAAGCTGGGTTCCATGGGGCCTGGCACATGAGCGAGAGACTGCCATCAATGCCTTCTTACAGAAGGCGACAGGCTATGGCCTAACGATGACCAGGGAACAGGTGGCCGCAGCCAACAGCTTTGCGAAACTGGCCAACATCGCAGTCGGCCAGCAACTCGCGGCACTCGGTGGCACGGATGCACGACAGGCGCTGTTTATGGGGTCCAACCCAACCTCGACCTGTCGAAGCTGGGCAATCAGCAGATTCATCCACATGCTGCAAGGCAACGAGGATGCAATCGCGGCGAAGTCCCGCGCATGGCAAGACTGGCTCAAGAGCGGCAATGGCCCCGATACCTACGGGCAATTCCAGAACGACTTTAATCACCACTTCGACCCGCGTGTCTTCCAGACGCAATACATGGGACCGGATGAAATTACCGCCCTGCGTAAGAGTCTGCGTGGCCCTGGGGAAGCGCAGAAATTCAAGGATGATTTCAGCTACGCGAAGCAACGGGGTTGGGTAAAGTGACATGCCCCATCCGCTTGATGCGTACGATCCGATCTTCAAAGAGGCCGGCGAGGAATGGAACGTTGACCCATTGCTGCTCCGTGCCATGGCCGGGCAGGAAAGCGGCGGTGATCCACGGGCGCTCAGCAAGCAGGCGCTCAAGGACTAATGCAGATCATGCCGGATACGGCAAAGGGTCTCGGCGTCAGCAACCCGCACGATCCAGTCGAGTCAATCTGGGGCGCGGCCAAGTACATGAGCAGGGCACTGGATAAGAAGGATCGGTGGAGGGCGCGCTTCTGAATTACCACGGCGGCGATGGCTGGCGCCAAAAGTTCGGGCCTGAGAGTAGAGGCTACGTGCCAGCCGTGGCAGCGCGCTACAAGGCGCTGCTGGATGCCCAGCGGCAACAACAGCCGCCGCAAGCACAGACGGCCACAGCGGCCCCCCAGGCGCCGCCATCTCAGGAGGCATCACGCTGATGGCAGCAGACGACGACTTCTGGAATGGCCTCGGCGCGAAGCCCGCGGCGACAGCCCCGGCCAAATCTGCACCAGCGGCGCCGGCACAGGATGATGATGCGTTCTGGTCGTCGCTCGGCAGCGGGCAAGGGACTGCAACGCCAGCAACCTCGGCGGCTGATCCTAACCGTATCCATTTCGATCCAGACCGGCTGAGGATCGTCGGCAACGCGCTCATGCGTGGCGCACATCAGGGGCTGGACGTTCCTGCCGAGGCATTGGCGGGCGCCGCGGATTGGGTCGCTCGTCAATTCGGCTACACCACCAACCAACAGGAGAAGACGCGGGCTGGTGACGTGGCGTTCAACCAGCCCTATGACGTGAACCCGAGAACACGGGCATCGGCCCTGGTGCCGCCCGATTGGCCGGCAATCTGGCGGTGACGATGGTCCCAGCGATCAAGGCCGGCAACATCGCCACCAATGCGCTTAATACGGGCGCCCGCTATGTGTCCTCCGCTGCTGGCGCCGCAGAGCCGTATGTCGCCGGCGGCGCTACGCTATGTCCCTGGATTGGGTGGCGGCGCAGCGGCTGGGGCTACAACCGCGGCGCAGACGGCGATGATGTCCAGCGAGGGGCGGCGCTTGGGGGAGCGCTCGGAGCAGCGCTGCCGTTTGTCGCGGGCACTGGCAATGCCTTACTAACATCGCGCGACCCGGCTGTGGTGAAGGCCGTCACAGAGCATGGCATTCCGCTGCGCTATGGCCAAGTCTCGGACAACAGGATCATCCGCTACCTGGACGACATTACCGCGCCGGAGTCATCGAACGTCGCTCAGCGGCGCGCTGTCACGACCGACGCGGCGCCGCTCAATGGGCGTAACGCCTGAGGTAGCCGAGGCCAATGGTCTGACGGTCGGCGAAATCACGCCGAAACACATGGCGTTCGCCAAAAAGATGAATGGCGGCGTGATGAATGAGGTCGAGCGGCAGACAACCGTTCCGCAGACGAAGGAGTTGCTGACCGACCTGAATAACATAGCCCGAGATGCAGAGAGAACTCCCAGCGTATTCCCCGACATCAAGTCCCACATCAAGGACATCGTTGACCTCGTTCGACAAGAACGGCGGCCAGCTTCCCGGCAAAATATACGGCGACCTGATCGCCCATGGCTCGCCGCTCGATGTCGCAACCCGGTCAAGCAACAGCGTCGTCAAGGAGTATGCCGGCAGGATCAAGGAAGCACTGCAGGACGCAATGCAGGCAGCGGCTACACCGGCGAATGCGGCGCGCTATGCGGAGGCGCGACTACGATACAAAAATATGATGACGCTGGCGGAGTTGGTGAATAAGGGCATTCCAGGGCAGATCAGCCCGTTGCTCCTGCAGGGTGCTGCTAACAGGTCGTTCAAGGACAATGCTTTCCGAGGGGCAGGGCAGTTGGGTGAGTTGGGCGATGTCGCGCAACAGTTCCTGAAGGCGCCTCTCAGAGTGGGAACGGAGCCGCGGCAGTTCGTGCGCGATCTCATCCAAGGGAATTTGCTGGGTCTGCTCAAAGGCGGTTACTCAAAGGTAACGAGCAATGCGCTCAGGCCGGCCTCGGCAGGAGTCCGGTTAACCGCTCGGCGTCGTTTCTCCAACTGGGGTCAATGCGGCTATTCCACCGGCGCTAGTCTTGCGCGATCAGGCGCGGGATTAGCCAACGCCTTAATCGGTCCGCGGCCGGATCTCCAGATAGTGTTCGTAAAACTTGCGGTGCTCTTCGTCCGCCAGCGACGCTTCTCTTTTAGTTTGGCTTCAAGAGCCGTAACTTCGCAGTAGCTTAGCCGTGGTGGATCGTGGGACTTGTCTCGAGTTATCGCCTGGTAGGCATGAGACGGCAGGCTGACGAGCAGGCCCCACAGGACACAGAACACGAGGCCGGCCAAGACCAGCCACAGGACGACCTGCACTAAACCGATTACGAATCCGACCATTGTCAGACTCGCCGTTCTGTCAGTTGCAGTTGGTGTAGGTAGTGCCGCCCATCTTGATCGGAGGAACAGCGCTTCACCTGTCCGTTTGGCCCGTAGAATGTGCTGGTATGTGGTGTTGCCCATCTGATCGGACGAACCATGCAGCCGTGTCGCTCGGTAATTAGGTCGTCCCGCCCATCTGGTCCGAAGACCATCTCTGCGCGAAGGCGAGCGTTTGCCGCGAGCAGGAGTGCCGCGGCGAGTGCTAGTCTGATCATAGTCTGTGTCTTTCAATGTGATGATGCGGCGCGTGTGTCATCCAAAGCGCTGCGCCGCTGAACGCTCTAGTGGTCACCCTCGATCTTGCTGACGCGATCCTCAACTGCGGCGATCCGTCGCAGCAGCGGGTCCTCGACCGCCTTCAGCACCGCGGCAGGCAAGCCCATTACCAAGGCGCGGGTGCTGTCCATGCGGTGTCGAGGTCACGCAACTTGGCCAGCACGGCGGCGTGGTTGTCGTTGATGCGGCCCATCAGACGCTGCTCCATCGCCTCAGTAGCTGTCGGAGATCGTCGTCGCTCATATCAGTGTCCTAATGATGCAGCAAGCCCCACCATGTCGCGCCGGCAGCGAATGCCGCGACGACAATGCCGGTGCCGCTTACCACGATGATCCAGGTCTGCGCCGCAGCTTCTGCAGCTCCATCGCCATATCGAATCGCGCATCTGGCTTCATGGATTTGTCTGTGCTGGCGGCTGCATCTGATCGAGCTTTGTGGCGAAACCGCCCAATCTGCCCGTGTAGCGCACGCACCTCGCCGGTCAGGCCACCAGCGTTACGTCAAGCCGCTGCACGATGGCCAGCAATACGCCCATGTCGGCGCGCATGTCGGCCATTTCATTGATGATCCGCGCCTGCTGCGCTCCCAGAAATTCCAACGTCACCGGGTTACCGCTCATCACTTCGCCTCCCGCGCCTGATCAATCAGCCGCCGGAGGAACTCGCCAACCGAGAGGCCAAGCCGCGCCGCTGCCTTCTCAAGCCAAGCGCGCTGCGGGTCAGTCAATACGACATTGAGCCTTGCCATGCACCTATCTGTGCAAGATTGGTGTCGGCTGTGTCAACACAATAATGCAGGGAAGCGCACATGGCCGAGCCACCGACCTACCCGCACATCATCGTATTCGAGGACGCCGAGACGCAGCGGCTTGTTCGTGCCGTCCGAGACGGAGCCGGAGCCGACCCGATCCTGAGGAGCCGCCGCCGGACGCCGGGCGAGGCGCGCGCCACCATCACCATCGGTGGCATCGATTGCGTGTTCCTCGCCATCGAGGGCCACGCGCTCGACCGCTACACCGACCCGGACGGCGCGTTCGTGATGGACAACGTGCTGTGCGTGCATCCCGGCCTGCCGCATATGCTGGCGTTCTACCGCCCGGACAGGTCCGGCGGCCGCGAAGAGTGGGTGTTCGAGCACGGGCAGCCGCGCGCCACCGCACAGGCCGACAACCTGCCCGCCTACACCGCCACCATCACCCGCCGCGACGGCACCACAGCCACCGTAGAGGCCACCAGCGGGCATTACTGGTTTGGGCGCTGGCGCTGGCAGAGCGCACCGCGCCCGGTGCGTCGCACCTACGCACAGCTCGTGGCGCAGAACCTGATCCCACCGCTCGATTGCGCCGGGCTGGCGAAAGGCCCCATTCTCTCGGTGAGCGCCTATAAACCGATGTCAACGTGTGGCATGCCGGGCAATCAAGGCCAGACCGGCGGCTACCCTGGGCTGGGCCTCATCACCGGCTGGCAAGCGCAATACCTCGTGCGCAACGCCCCCGAGACCCCGTGGCGCGATCAGGCCGAGGCGATCAACAGCTACCCGTGCGTGGTGCGCGACCCCGACACGCTGGCACCGTGTCCCGGCGATATCGTGGATGACTTCCCCGGCGCGAATATGTATTCGTCATCGGAGGGCACACCCTACATCGCTAAAGGCCCATCGCCGCTCCGGACGGACCAAGGGCACCTTCCATCGGCGGTGTATATACCTTTCCTGCTGACCGGCGATCCCTACTATCTGGAGGCAATGCAATTCACGACGAATTACCAGCAGCTTTCGCTACCCAGTGATTCGCGCTGCATGGTGATGGGACGATACTGGGCCTGGCCGACGCGCGCGATTGCCGAGTGTGTCGCCGCAACGCCCGCCGTGGTGCCGTCCTGGCTGCTGCCACGCAGCTACTGGGAGCACTGGCTGGAGGTGAACCGGGGCCATGTCGAGACGCGGATGAGCAACGCCAGCGATCCGTATTACTACGTTTTCCATACGATCTACGAGAGCGGCCAGTCGTCGGAACTGGACCCCAACCGGTCGGGCGATCACGTCTGGCAGCAGGCTTTTGTGGACCTGACCGCCGCGTGGATCGCATCCTGGCGGCCGGAGTGGGTCGAGCCGGCAGAGTGGCTCATGCACAGCAGCATCGACCGCGCCTCGGCGACCAGCGGCTGGTGCCGGTCGAGATGCGCGCCGTACCATATCCGCATGCAGAACGCCTCGGTGCTGGCGGCGGCGATGACGAAATCGAGCTGCGAATTGACGGTCAAATACACGCAGCAATTCTTGCCCGGGATGAGCGTGACGATTGACAGCGAGACGCTGACGCTCGGCGACAGCGCGGACGGATTGACCTGGGAAATCGCGTCACGGCCCAAGCCCGCCGACCACGCGGTGAACAAGCCGGTGTATGGCGCCAAGTGCCTGAGCTGGCGCGAGGCGACGGATCTCAACGTGCTGACCTATGGCTGGGATGTCGCGGCGGACGGCGACCAACTGCCCGCCAACACCACCGACCTGACGTATCCATCGTATCAGCGCGCGGCGCTCGCCCAGGCGCTGCACAGCGGGCTGGAGGTGCCTGGCCTGGCCGACGCCTATGCGTGGCTCGACGGCGAGGTGCGGCGGCTGGTGAGCAGCAAAAAACCTGCCGGTCGGCGACAACTGGGCCGTGGTGCCCGGGACCGCAACGCGCCGGCGGCATCATCGACGATCAGACCGGACTGATCTGCAGCGGAACGCCAAGTTGCAGGACCTCATCGACGCTATCCGCGGCGAAGACTGATGTGGCCGGGCGGCCGCCGTTCTCGATGCTGCGGGCGTGCTTTGCCTTGTTCGGCGTCGTGGTACTGCTTCAATGCATCTGGGTAAGCATTGCGGCATTGACGTGCGTCATACTGATTTACCAGCGCGCCTACCCGCTCGGTGCCTGTGCTGACCTTGGCACGCGCGCATCGGGCGTCTTCTCGGAGGCCTTGGCCGGCATCCTGGCGCTGATCATTGCCGCGCGCGAGCCACCATCGGATGAGGAAAAATAGGGGCCGGGGTTGGTTACACATCGGGGGGATGCGCCCCGGCCCAAGTTGCTTGTCTTCCGCCGCGCAGCTTATGCCGGCACCGTTTCCGGGTCCAGCGCGCGCTCGTCCTCGTCCTCATTCGGAAACCGCGCATAGTTCTCGGCCAGCAGCGAGGCGATCTCGGCTTTGACCCACTCCGGCCCGGTGGCAACCGCCTCGCTGACGGTGCTGCGCCCGCCGATCTCCACCACCTCGCTGCGATGATACACGGCGCCCAGCGCGTCCCGTAGCTTATCGAGCCAGACGCGCCACTGCTCATCCGTGCGCTCGCGCTGCGGCTTCTCGGCGACACGCGGCGCACGCGGCATCGGTGCAGCGGCAGCACGCAGCGGCACCTCGTCGTTGATTGCCTGGCGCTCCGGCGATGCCTCCAGCGTCGGGCCGTTGTGCTCGTCTCTGGCCGGGATGTCGGCCTGCTCCTCCGGCACGTACATGCCTGACGTGGCCAGCGGCCAGAGCGTGCGTACGCCCTCCGACACCACGCGGCTGCGCAGCATCTGACGCGGAAATTTGGCGTACATGTCTTTTTTGCCGAACGCCGTCTGTGCCCGCTGCATATCCCAGTCGATGCGTACCTCGCCGGTCTGCGGGTGGGTGAACGTCGCATCAGCGAGTTCGTCGGTCAGGCTGTGCCATTTCACCGTGCCGCCGGCCTTGATGAAATCGCGCAGCATCGCCTCCGCTTTCTTGGCCGGGCGGTTGTTGATGATGTCGTAATCGCGCGCGGCCTCGACGGCGTGCCGGCCCTCGGCCTGGGCGATGGCCATCAGCACCAGAGCCTGCTCAGGCGTGCGGATACCGAACAGCCCGCTCTTGGCGATGGCGACGGCGAGCGTCTGCATATCCTGCAGCGGCATCGCGGTGGGCACGAGTGCGTTCATAGCGATTGGCTTTCTGTGGCTTTGCGGAACTGCCGCGCTGGCACGACCTCACCATCCTCGGTGATACCCGACAGCACGACGCGGGTGACTTCCGTGGGGAACGTGTACTGCTCCACGATGTCGCCGTGATTGGCGCGCAGTTCCTTCCAGTCGGTGCGCTCCTGCTGCACCGTCTTCACCTCGGCGATCCAGGAGGCGCCGGTGCGGCAATCCGGGTTGGCCAGAAGCAGGCCCCGCAGCGCGCTTTCACGCTCTTCCAGGCGGCGGATTTCATGCCGAACGGCAGCAAGCTCGTCGGGAACCGCCATGTTTGGGCGTATGTTCAGGTCGGGCTGCGCGTATGCCTCGTTCTCATCCGGCACGTCGCTCACGCCGCGCCCTCCATCTCGGGCTGTGGCGCCCGCTCAGGCGCCTCTGGTGGCGTCTCCACGAGCCGTGGCGCCCGCTGGCGGCGCACCCTGGGCTTGCCGGTCAGCGCCGCCACAACCTCGCGGGTGGCCTCCAGGCGGGTCTGCAGGATCGTCATCTCGATCTCCAGCGCCCGCTCGTCGGCGCGGGCACGCTCCAGCAGGGCGGCGGCGTTGGTGAGCAGGGATGCGTTGTCGGGGTGGTCCATCACTCGTCCTCGTCGATGAACAGCGGGCCGGTGAGGTGCGGCACTTCGGCGCGCAGCGACTCAAGTTGCTCGCGCAATGCCTCCGCAACGTCGGCGGGCTGCCACTTGATCCGCGGATGCTCCAGGGGATACAAAAAGGGCACAAGCTCATCGAGCCATTGGCTGATCAGGCAGTCGATTGCCGCCAGCCGTTCGGCGTCGCGAATGTCTCGGTCTACCGCCCTCTCGTATCGAGAGGACGCGTAATTCCTAAGTGCGATCATAGTATTATAGCCCGCTCTTCATGCGTTATATTGGTTTGTGGCAGACGTGTGCCTGCTCTATGCTTGCCCGCCCAAGTTGCCGTCGCCGCTTTGGACGCGCTGCGCCCACTCCAGGGAGTCTCGCCTTGTCGAAGGATGAATTGGACGCCTTGATCGCGGCGCGGCGGGTGCTTTTGGCCCAGACCGAGGTATTGCTGGCAGACCAGCGACGCCAGATCGAGGGCCTCCAGCGGATTGCCGACCGGCTGGGCGCTGGCGTTCGTCCGGGACAGGTGCGGCGGCGGCATCTCTGCCTGGCTGCGGCACGCGCCGAGCGGGGTGCGGGGCTTGACCATGGCGAAAGTTTACCGGCGGTAAACTCCGCATGCAAGCCTTATCAGGGAGAGTGCGATAATTCGCTGTTTACTGAGGAGTCGGAGCCGCGCCTACGCTGGCTCGGACTGGTGCTGCATCTCTCGGTGGACCCCGACAGATACCTTGACGAGTTTCAGCAGATTCTTGCGCTGCCGGTCTGACAGCTTGCGGTAGGCGCGGATCAGCTCGATCTCGTCCTGCTCGGTGAGCGGCGGCTCGATCATGTCGCCCTTGGCGTTCCACAGCAGTTGGGTCGGGTCGGTCAGGGTAAGCTCGGCAATCTGGGCCAATCGCTTGGCGGTGACTGGCTTATTGCCGGCCTCCCAGTGGGCGATCATGGCGGGACTGACGCTCAGCAACTGGGCGAGCTGCCGCACCGTCAGCCCTGCCCGCGCCCGCGCCTCTCTGATTCGGTCGCCCGCCGTCATGGCGGCGTTGTAAACCAAAAAACAACAACAAGGAAACTGCCAAAACGGCAGGGCGCGTCGGCGCCATTTTCGTGATTGCCGGCGGTGTTTACCGCGAGTAGCGTGTTTACCTATGTGCGGGGTGGAACTGCTGCGAGAACGCCGGGGGCTGCTGTCCGATGTGGCGCGGGGGCTGGGCCTGACGCGTCCGGCGGTCACCCGGTGGAAGCAGGTCCCCGCCGAGTATCTCATCGAGATTGAGCGGATCAGCGGCATTCCGCGCGAGGCATTGCGGCCGGATCCTCTACATCCGCGCGCCGTCGAGGCCGGCGGGGTGAGCCTCCACAACCCCGGACGGCAGCCGCATGAGTGGGGCGAGGCCGCCACGGCGCAACTGCGCCAGCGCTGGGCGGACGGCGCGGGGACGGCGCTGATTGGCGCCGAGCTGGGCATCAGCAAATCGGCGGTGGTCGGGCAAGGCGCGTCGGCTGGGCCTGCCGCCGCGGGCCTCGCCGATCCACGCCGCCGGCCAGGCGCCGGTGGTGCGTCCCCGCAAGCGCCCGACGCTGCCGGCGCTGGCCGCACCGAAACCACCGCCGCCGCCTGTGGTGGTTGCGCCGCCACCGCCGCCCGAGCCTGTGGCGCCGCGTGGCTGCCAGTATCCGCGCGGCAGCCGGCCCAACTGGGACTGGTGCGGCGCGCCGGTCGCCGGCAGCGGGCCGTACTGCGCGGCACATCGGGCGGTCTGTTACCTGCGGCCCGGCACCCGCGCCTGGATGCAGGAACGCGCTGAGGAGGCGGCATGATCGCTGCGCTCTATGTCGATCCGGCCGGCTGTTATGCGGGCATCGACGGCGTGGAGCTGTGGGACGAGGCCCGCGATGCCCGGCGCTACGGTGGCGTGTGGCCGGTGGTGGCACATCCGCCCTGCCAGCGCTGGGGGCGGTTCTGGCACGGTTCGCCACTGAGGCCGCATCAGTTTGAACTGGGCGACGATGGTGGCTGCTTCGCCGCGGCACTGGCGGCGGTGCGCCGCTGGGGCGGCGTGCTGGAGCATCCGGCGCACAGCCACGCATGGCTCGCGCACGGGCTGCCGTGGCCGCCGGCTGACGGTGGCTGGCAGCGGGACATTCACGGCGGCTGGTGCTGTCAGGTCGAGCAGGGCTTCTACGGCCACGCCGCCCGCAAGCCCACGTGGCTGTATGCCGTGGGCGTCGGCGAGCCGCCGGCGCTGCACTGGGGCCGGGGTGAACAGCGGCTCGATCCGGTGATGCTTCAGCGTCACGGCTACGCCAGGGCGCGTCGCTGCGGGCTGGTCGCGATGGCTGGCGGCAAACGCAAGACGGAGATCAGGAACGCGACGCCCCCGGCATTCCGCGACGTGCTGCTGGCGATTGCGCGGGAGGCAGCATGAACAGCGACCGGCCCATGCGTGTGTCAGGCAGCAGCGGCAACGGCGTATTGGCGGCGCATTCGGAGCCGGCGGTCATCTGCGGCTGCTGCGGCCAGCCGATCCCTGACCTGACGCGCCACGGCGAGGGCTGGACCAGGGAGCAGGACCAATTCATCAACTACGCCCGGAGCCACGGCTCGTCCTACAAGCTGATCGCGCACACGCTGGGCACCAGGGACCGGCTGGTGATCGGGCGCATCAACAACCTCCGCGCCAAGCGTCCGGCATGAGCTACCGCCTCACCGCGCCGGTCGTGCCGGAGCACGGCATCCAGCGCCGGATCGCCAGCGTGCTGCGCATCGAGATCGGCGCTGAGGCCAAGATCAGCGAGCACGGCGTGACCTGGTTCTGCATCGACCACGCGAACCACCACGGCGAGGTGCCGGGCATCCGCGTCGGCCGCGGCATTCCGCCGGGCATCTTCGACATGCTGGTGCTGTATCAGGGCCGCGCGTTCTGGATCGAGCTGAAGAGCCGCAACGGCACGGTGTCCGATCCGCAGCGGTCGATGGCGGCGACGCTGCTGCTGTCGGGCTGCCGCATCGGCATCGCTCGCGATGAGGACGAGGTGCTGAGCTGCCTCGATGAATGGCAGATCCCGCGCAAGCGCCGGGTCAGGGTGGCGGCATGACCAGCCAGGCGCCGTGGAAGGGCTGGCTCCGCAAGGGCGATACGGCAGGCACGGTCACCGGAGAACTGGTTGATTCCTGGGGTTGGCGCGTGGCGTTGACCGGCACATTCGTCGCAACCTCGGGGTCCTATGCGCTGACCGGCGTTCTTGGAGAGCCTCCGTCGAGCCTCGTTATCGGGGCGATTGACGAAGAAGCGGAGCCACCGAAGTGACCCCGCCCCACCCACGCCTAGCCGTTGCCGGACGAGCCGTCACGCGCCTCGCCGCCGTGACCAGCCTGGACCTGCCTTGCGTGGTCCCGCCGCGCCATGCCGTCGCCACGCTAACCCTGGGGAGGAAGTAATGCCATCCAGCTTGACTGCGGAACAGGCGGGCATTGTGAAGGGCCTGCTGGCGCGCGGAGAAAAGCAGCATGATGTGGCGGCATTCTTCGGCGTGAATGCCGGACGGGTGGCGGAGGTCGCCAAGGGCTACAAGTTTGCCGACGTGCCACCCTCTCCCAAGCGGGAGTTGCCGACACCGGCGGTCGTCAGCCTGGGCTATTCGTCGCATGTCGTGTTGCAGGCGCTCGGTATTATCGAGATCGCAATCCAGTCGGCGCGCGCGCGCATCCTGGCGGGGCATGATTTCGAGCAGGGCCGCAAACATTGAGTGCGGCGCTCGATCTTGGCGTAAACGAGACAGTCGCCGAGTGGGAAAGCGAAGGGCTGGAGCTTGGCGAGCGGGAGCGTTCGGCCGCTTCGCTGATGTGGGACATTGGCGATTGGTGGAACCGCGGTGAACGCTACGGCGGGCGGGCGAAGATCGTCACTGCCAGCGACTGGACCGGGCCAAGCTACGCCAGCTGCCGCAGGGCCGGATCAGTCGCGGAGCGTTTCGGATCTGTTAGTCGTCTAACAGATTTGAGCTTTGAGCATCACGCTATCGTCGCGCCATTGCCAGACGAGCAGGCAGTGCCCTTGCTGCAATGGTGCCGGGATGCGCCGCAGCCGCGTTCGGTGCAGGAATTGCGCACCCGCGTGAAGCAGCTTGCGCGTGCTGCGCGCGAGGCGGAACTGGGTGATGCACAGGCCGCATTGAGCGGGCGCTACGGCGTAATCTATGCGGACCCGCCATGGCGCTTCGAGCCATACTCTCGCGAGACCGGCATGGATCGGGCGGCGGATAATCACTACCCGACCATGACGCTGGATGACATCCGTTCATTGCCGGTTCCGGCGGCCGACGATGCGGTGCTGTTTCTGTGGGCCACGTCGCCAATGCTGCCGGAAGCGATAGAGGTCATGACCGGCTGGGGGTTTACCTACAAGAGCCATTTCATCTGGGTAAAGGATCGTATTGGGACGGGCTACTGGAGCCGCAACCGCCACGAGTTGCTGTTGGTCGGAACCAGAGGCGAGATTCCGGCGCCGGCGCCCGGCGAGCAGTTCGTCTCGGTGATCAACGCGGCGGCCGGCGAGCACAGCGCCAAGCCAGCGGCATTTGCCGAGATGATCGAGGAGATGTTCCCAAGCCTGCCGGCCATCGAGCTGTTCGCGCGCGGGCCGCGGCTGGGCTGGGACGTGTGGGGCAATGAGTCAAACTGGGGAGGAACTTATGCCACTAGACCAGACCAAGACCAAAACGCGCCGGCTGAAAATTCCCAAGCTGGAACAGGATGAAGTCGAAGCGCTCAAGAACGGTGCGGCACCGCCCGAGATCATCCGCGTTACCCGCCCGCGGCTGCGCATTGCCGCCATCCAGATCAAGGGCATCGCGCCCTACGTGCAGCACGCGTTCTCCGAAAAGCAGCGCAAGGCCATGGAGGAAACGCAGCGCCAGGGCCAGCAGGCGCGCGGCAAACGGACCCGCGTGCCCAAGGATTTCGAGGCGGTGTACGAGGCCGCCAAGCACTACGCCAGGGAGGGTTGGATCGGCATTCCGGCGCCGGCCTTCCGCAATGCCTGCATCGATGCCTGCCGCCTGGTCGGCTTCAAGATGACGCACGCCAAATGCAGCATCTTCATTGAGCCGGATGGTTTCGACCGCAACGATGGCACGCCGCTGGTACGTATCCAGGGCGAACCGCGCATCCATGAGGCGTCGGTGCGCAACGAGAGCGGCGTGGCCGATATCAGGTGGCGGCCGATGTGGGAGCAATGGGGCGCCATCGTCAACGTCCAGTGGGACGAGGACCAGTTCAGCGCGACGGATGTGCTCAACCTGATGCTGCGCGCTGGCCTGCAGGTCGGCATCGGCGAGGGGCGGCCGTATAGCCCCAACTCAAACGGCATGGGTTGGGGCAGATTTGAAGTAGTGGAGTAGTAACAACGAACTATAGGCATGGCATGGCGAGGCAGGCAAGGCGGGGCATCGCGGGATTGGGCGAGGCGGGCTTGGCGGGCATGGAGTGAGGTTGATGAGCGACAGGACTGACAATCTGGCGAAAGAGCTGCTGGCGTTGAAGGGCGAGGATGGCCTGATCAACGTGGCGAAGGCCGAGCAGTGGGCGAAGCGTCATCCGAAGTCTTCGCTGTACGCGCATCTTGAGTGGGACAACGAGGTCGCCGGCGAGAAGTATAGACACTGGCAGATACGCTCGTTGATCTCGGTGCATATCGTCGATGCCGAGGGATCGCGGCGGCTGGTGCATCTGTCAATTGACAGCAGGAGCGGCGGCTACCGCCCGATCAACGACGTGCTCGGACAAAAGGAGCTGCGGGAGATCATGTTGGAGGATGCGCTGGGCGAGTTGGAACGGATGCAGCGCAAGTATGCGCGGCTGCAGGAATTGGATGGGGTCTGGGCTGCGCGCGATCAGGTCAAGCGCAGCAGGCGGGCGAGCGCTGCCGTCGCGGAAGCAGCGGATTGATGGCGTGGCAAGTCCGGTCAGGGCCGGGGCAGGCTAGTCGCGGCAGGCATGGCGAGGCGAGGCTTGGCCCGACCAGGATCGGCTCGGCGGGGCAGGCCCGGCAAGACTGGACGAGGCTGGGCTTGGCTACGCCAGGCACGGCAGGCGAGGCAGGGCTTGGTCGGGCGGGGCAGGGTACGGCTAGTCAGGGCAGGCTGGGCAAGGCGCGGCTGGGCGAGGCCCGGCAGGCTGGGCATGGCACGGTCTGGCTTGGCGCGCCTCGTCGCGGCCCGGCTCGGCAGGCACGGCGCGGACGGTCCCGGCGGGTTCCGGCAAGGCACGCCTTGGCTTGGCCAGGCAGGCGGGGCACGACGAGGCACGTCCGGGCTTGGCATGGCCAGTCGCGGCTTGGCAGGCCAGGCGGGGCAACTCTCGGCAGGGCCGGGTCCGGTGCGGCCGGGCTGGGCAGGCGGGGCGAGGCTCGTCGGGGCAGGCTGGGCTTGGCAGGCCCCTGCGGGGAAGGGCGGGACGTGGCATGGTGCGGCAGGCGCGGCAGGTCTCGGCAGGGTTTGGGCCACGGAGGGGCGGCAACGCCTCTCCGTCGCTGCGTGACGTGAGATGACGCCGTTGCGAAACACGCAGAATCAGCGCACAACAGAAATGGCGCCCAGTTGGAGCTGGACGCCATCTGTAACTTTGGACTTGGCTGGAGATGGAGAGCCAAGCGGAAACGGAAGCTGCAAACCCGTTTTCGCACACCTCTCCGGCCATGACAAGAGAGGTGTGCCTATGACATATCCGAGCATTGCCGCCATCCAGGCGGCCGTCTGCGCGCATTTCCGCGTCACCCACCTGGATCTGCTGTCCCGCCGCCGGGGACGCGCGATCTCGCGCCCGCGCCAGGTCGGCATGTGGCTTGCGCGCCACACCACGCCCCTGAGCCTGCCGGAGATCGGGCGGGAGTTTCAGCGGGACCACACGACGGTGATGCACGCGGTGGACCGGATCGACCGCGAGATCGCCGCCATTACACCACACGGGGCAATCGCGCTGCAGCTGAGAACAGCGCTGGAACAAGGGGAAGCGGCATGAGCAACTGCAACGGGCACCGCTGGTCCAAATTCTGGTGGCGGGATCATCAGGGTGACGCGGCGCTGCGGGCCTGCAGCCTGGCCGCACGCGGCTACTGGATGGAATTGCTGTGCGTGGCGCACGAGGCGACGCCGATTGGCCACGTCCTGCTCAATGGCCGCGTCCCAACCTATCGGCAGAAGGCAGCCATTGCGGGTTGCACCGAGAAGGAGGCGCAGCGGCTCGAGGTTGAGTTGGAGGAGGCCGGGGTATTCAGCCGGACCGACGATGGCACGATCTATAGCCGCAGAATGGTCAAGGACGCTGCCCAATCACAGGCTGGCGCTGAGGCCGTCAAGAAGCGATGGGATGCCGCCAAACCTAATACCCCCCCTAATAGGGTGGCTAATGGGGAGGCCCATAGGGGGGCTACGCCAACCCCTACTACTAAGAAGCTAGAAGTAGAGTCAGAGAAAGAGGAGACACCTGTCGGTGTCTCTCCGCGCGCACGCGCGAAAACACCGAAACAAATCCTGCCCGAGAGTTGGGAGCCTGGGCCGAAGGAGGTCCAGCTCGGGCACCAGCTCGGGCTGTCAGCCGTTGAAATCGCCAGGGAAACCGAGCGAATGCGGGATTGGGCGGCAGCCAAAGCCGCAGCCTACGCCGACTGGCACGCCTTCTTCCGCAACTGGCTCCGCGATGCCGTGAACCGCCAGCGCCAGGAGAAAACCCAGCCAGTAACCACCGACGAACTGCGCTCCCAATGGGGCCTGCCAACCTTCCTCGGACCCAACGGCAGGCTGCTGTCATGACCGAAATCCGCGTCGTCTCAGGCTGGCTCACCGACCTCGCCAACCTCACCGCCGGCAGCGCCATGATGCGCGAAATCAAGCCCAGAATCGCCGGCAACGCCTCCATGCTGGCCGACGCATTCCCAGCCGCAGCCTTCTCCCGCGCCTCGCTCGATGCCGTCGCCCGCCAGTGCAAATTCTTCCCGAGCTACAGCGAAATCTGCGAGCATCTCAGCGCCTGGTGGAAGGAGAACCGGCCCACACCACGAGCCATCGAATCAGACCAGCCAGCCACCGTCAGGCAGCGCGAACTCGAACGGAATAACCGCGAGAGCTGGGAAGCCATCAGCGCCGAGCAAATCCGCACCAAAATCCGCACCATCCGCAACAGCCCAATGCCAGCCCTGTTCGGCCACTTCTTCGCAACAGCACTCGCCAAACACGCGCCACAGCATCTCGGCCTGCTGCCACCCGAGTGGCTCGAAGACCGCAACGAACCAGCCTCCGTCACAGCCCTGCGCAGACCAGCCGCCGCCGCCATGCCCAGCGAAGTCCGCCGCGGCGACCCAGAAACCGCGCCATGACCAACTTCGCCGCCAGCGACCAGTCCTTGGTCGATATCGCCGCAGCCCTCGAGCAACTCGCCGGGCAGGCCATCGACAACCACGAATTCGCCCAGGCCGCCGCATTCGCTCAAGCCGCCGCAACCTACCGATGCGCCGACGCCCTCAGCGACATCCTCGCTGCCATCGAGTTGCTCGCGGCCAAGGACTCCGCCCCATGATGCCCGACGACGACCGCACCGTCCGCCGCCTCGGACTCCGCTTCGAGCGCCGACTCTGCACCGCCATCGAGCAGTCCAACATCCACCCGCATTACGCCCTCGCAATCATGGCAACCGTCCTCGGCGAACTGCTCCACGCCATCCCAGAAGCCGACCGCAGCCAGTGCGTCGAGGCCATCTGCCAGATCATCGTCACCCACAGCCTCCACGGCTTCGACGCCGCCGCCGAACTCGCCGCCAACAAGCTCAGGCCACACCTCGATGCCTGAACCAACCAAGGCCGTCGAAGCCGCCATCCGCGAGGACGGACAAACCATCGCCAACGCCACACTGAAACGCGCCGGCAATGACACAATCATCGCCCTCGCCATCCTCGCCGTCGCCGTCGAGACCACGTTCCAACGCATCCAAGACCCGGTGAAGCGATACCAGACCATGACCGAATGGTTCGCCGCGTTCGGCGACGCCGATGAGGACACCCCACATGCCGCTTGACGCACTACCCTCTACCCGGTTAGAGGCACCCAACAGGATGTGCGCCCAGCCCGTCGCGGACGCTACGCCTAGCGGTAGCCGTCCCCTCCCCTGGTTCGTCATCGCATCCCACTCCCAGGCCGAGCGCCGCGCCGCACAGCACCTCGCCCAGCAAGGCTACCAAACCTACCTCCCGCTCTGCGCCATCAAGCGCCGCGATCGCGTCGTCCGCTCCATGTTCCACACAATCCAGGTGCCGCTGTTCAGCGGATACCTGTTCACCAGCTTCGATCCGCATGAAAACTGGCGCCCCATCCTCTACACCCCAGGTGTCTTCAGCCTCATCAGGACCCAGATGGCAACCCATCCCAGTCCCACAGCGCGCCTTGGAGGCCGTCAGAGCCAGTGAGGACGCCCGCCGCACCCTCACCCTCGGGAACCGCTCTGGCGCCCTGGAGCCGCCTGTAAGCTCGCTGGCGGGGGTGCTTTCGAGGCCATGACGCCGTGGTGACCGCCGTCAATCACGACCGCGCCGTCGTCGCCCTGCTCATGCTCGGACACCTCCGCGAAGTGCAGGTGCAGCCTCGACTGCCTAGGCCGCACGGGAGTGAATCGTGGCCGCACGTCTCTCGCCGCGGCACGATGACCGCAGCCGCTTCCAAAATTCAGACTAGTCAGCTCATCAACCGGCTGAATCTAGTTCGCCCTCGGTGCGCCAGATCCCTGCTCGATCCACGGCAAGCTATCGAGATGACCGATACGCAGGTGCGCGCCGCCCTCGGACTGCTGCGCAAGACGCTGCCAGACCTCGCCGTCACCGAGCTGCGCGGCGATCCCGACAGGCCCCTCAGCATCGAATTTACTTGGGCGCCAGCAACACCGGCTGTTTCACATGAAACTACACCAGCGCCGCCGGTGATCGACGCAACGCCAGAGCCGGGCGACAGCACCGAGTTCGTGTGGGGCAAGAGCAGCGATGACGCAGCGTAGCTACACTCGTCCATACCGTAGCTACGCGCGCCACTACACAGCGGACAGGTGCTGATTGCGCTGCTTGGTATATACGGCGCCGTCTGCATCGCCGGCTGGTGCGCGCTGATCCTCGGCGCACGCTGCGATGACTGCTGATTAGGCGCGTAATGCCTCCCCAGGTGGCGCCTGATGGGCACGGGCGGTTGCCCGACACAGCCGCCCGCCGCTCAACCACACAACACACACCGGAGACACCGATGCGCCCGCTGCTGCTCGCCGCCACGGCACTGCTCGCCACCGCGCCAGCCTATGCCGCGCCAATCGACGCCGGCAGCGTCATGAATATCGTCGGCAACGCCACATTCAGCGCCACCGCCATCAGCTTCACCTCGCCCGCCAATCTCGTGACCGGAACCGGCGTATACACAGCGCTCGGCACCTGCGTCGGCTGCGTCGATGTATCCACACCCGTCACCTACAACCCGTTCACGCCGGTCGCCGAGCCTGTTCAGCGCCACCAACAACGGACTGACGGCGACGGTCAGCGTCACGGCGCAGCTCGAAGCGCCGGACTACACCGGCAACACGCTGCTCATCGTGGACGCGGCGCTGCTGACGCTCAGCGGCTTCGATCCGACACCCGGCCGGCTCGCGCTGACGCTCAACCAGGACAGCGGAGAGATCAGCGGCTCGTTCTCGTCCACCGTGCAGGGCATCAGCGTGCCGGAGCCTGCGACGCTGGCGCTGCTCGGCATGGGCGCGCTCGGCCTCGGGCTGGCGCGGCGGAAGGCGTAGCGTGCCCGAGCCGTCCGTCGAGCAGCGTGTCCGCGAGCGTGCCTACCGGCTGTGGGAAGAGGCCGGGCGTCCCTCCGGCCGCTCCGCCGAGTTCTGGCAGCGCGCACGCGATGAGATCGAGCAGGAACTACTGCAGCAGCAGGATGACGTGATCGACAAGCCGGAGAGCTTCTGATGTCGCCCATCATGCTCATCGTATTGGTCCTGCTAATCCTGCTGCTGTTCGGCGGCGGCTGGTATGGCTACCGCGGCGGCTACTACGGCGGCGGCCCATACGCTTACGGCGGCTTCGGTATTGTCGGCGTGCTGATCGTGCTGCTCGTCGTGCTGCTGCTGTTCGGATACCTGCGCTGATGCCGCGCTGGCGTGTCGAGATGCCGCCGCTGCGCTCGGACGCGGCGACTCTGCCGTGGATCGTCGAGGCCGACAAGGTGGCGATTGCCGGCGGCGCGCTGGTGTTCATGGACCTCGGCCACATCGTGCGCGCGCTCGCGCCAGGCCAGTGGCTGCACCTGACGTTGCTCGGCGACGACGCGCCAGACGATCCGGGCGACCGCTACACCGCCGCACCACGCAGGCGTGCCGGTGACGATCCGGCTTCTCACCGGCGATTGCCGCGACGTGCTCGCCACGCTGCCCGAGGCGTCGGTGCATTGCGTCGTTACGAGTCCGCCATACTACGGGCTGCGGGACTACGGCACGGCGCAGTGGGAAGGCGGCGCTGAGGGATGTAGCCATTCGGTGCCGTTGGGTAACGGGCCGAAGCTAGAGCCTACGGACGGACACGACGTAGCGTTTCGCACTGGCGCTCAATATACGCAGCAGCGCGTCACGGGCCTCACATGCCGCTGCGGTGCGCGGCGCATTGACCGGCAGCTCGGGCTGGAGGCGACGCCCGAGGCGTATCTGGCGGCGATGGTGCAGGTGTTTCGCGCCATCCGCAGGGTTATGCGAGACGATGCGGTTTGCGTTCGTGAACATGGGTGACTCTTACCGCGACAAGCAGCTTCTGATGATGCCTGCGAGGCTTGCTCTCGCGTTGCAAGCTGACGGGTGGTGGCTACGATCAGACATAATTTGGCAGAAGCCAAATCCGATGCCGGAAAGCGTTTCTGGCTCGACTGTGACTAGGCATATGATTACACTCCAAGAACATGCGAGACTGTCGTGTTTGCGGAGTGGCGGCCAGCGTGCCGACCAAGACGGGGCCAGCGACCTGCCCAGTCTGTCGGCGCGAGAAGTATCTGATTGTGAAGCGGCGGTATCAGCAGACGGCCAAGGGAATAGCAACGGCCAGGGCACGCGAGGAGCGGTCGGAGGTGCGAGAGAAGCGCCGGCTGTTCTCAGCATCGGCCCAAGGCCGCAGGAACAAAGCGAAATACGAGAAGACGGAGAAAGGGAAGGCGCTGCGGCGCAAACTCTCTCTGAAATATCGCAGCAAGCCAGAGGCCAAAGCTGCCAGCGCGGCGAAGCATCAACAGACGAAGGACGATCCAATTCGGCGGATGCAGCGCAGAGCCGCAGACAGCCGCTACAAACGGACGGACAACGGCAAAGCTCTCAAGCATCGCCAGCGAGCCAAGCGCAAGGGCGCGATCCTGGCGACCGAGAAGCTACTGACGGCAGCGGAGTGGAAGGTGATCGTCCTGGCAGCGAAGGGGAGATGCTACTACTGCCAGGAGAAGGCGAAACTGACGTTGGATCATGTGATCCCGCTGTCCAAGGGCGGCCAGCACACCAAGACGAACGTGGTTCCGGCCTGCGCGCCGTGCAACTCGAAGAAGAACAACCGGCTGCTCCTGCTGGTCTAGTGCCGTGTCCTGGCTGTGATCGCTGCAATGGTGGCTATATCATCCGGCTGTCTGCCGGCAGACCCACGAGCGCGCACGAGCATGTCTTCCTGCTCTCAAAGGCCGCTCGCTACTTTTACGACCAGGAGGCCGTTCGTGAGGAAGGCGCCGGCCGCACTGACCTGGGCACCATGACGCGAGCTGACGTGCGTCTTGATAGCGGTGGGCCTTGGCAAAACGATGGTGGCGATAAGGGTGTCTCTGGCCGCAACCTGCGCAAACGTCTGGACGATCCCCACGCACGCCTACAGCGACGCGCACTTCGCCACGTTCCCGCCTGCGCTGGTCGAGCGGTGCATCCGTGCCGGCACCAGCGAGCGCGGCTGCTGCGCCGCCTGTGGAGCGCCGTGGGTGCGGGTGGGCGACAAGGAACTGGTCGACGTGTGGCATCGGAACAAGACGCCCACCAAGGCCGCACAGGATACAGCGGCGCAGCAACAAGGCGATCAGGCGTCACGGCGCGCACGAGATGGACACGTCAGCGGGCATGCCGTGCAGTTCACCACCACCGGCTGGCGCGCGGGATGCCAGTGTGAGGCCGAAGTGCAGCCCTGTACCGTTTTGGACCCGTTCGTCGGCAGCGGCACAGCCGCCCTGGTCGCAGATCGGCTGCAGCGTCACGCGATCGGCATCGACCTGAGCATCGACTACGCCGCGATGGCGCAGCGCCGGCTCGAAGCGGATGCGCCGCTGTTCACGTCATGGGCGCCGGCCGAGCATCCGGTGGAGACGGAGATCGCCGACCTGTTCAGCGTCGCGGCGGACTGAGCTACACTGGCGGCATGACCGACTGGCGGCGTGTTCTGCTCGCGATCCTGGTCCTGGCGGCGGTGGGCACCACGGTGTTCCGCAGCGTGCCCGGCCGGATGATGGACCCGGCCTGCTGGCCCGACTGCCCGCCATGACGCCGGATGACGCGCTGGCGGACGAGTTGCGCCGGCACCTGGCCGAGCTGGACGTGGAGATCCTCCGGCTGAAGCGCCAGATCGGCGAGCTGCGCAGCGCCATCGCCGCGTTACTGGCGCCGGATGACTGTAAAGAATACCGACACTTCCAGCCTTTCGTTGCCGATTACCCAGGTAGAAACGCAACATAGTTGCACGATTCTGGGTTGTTTGTCGGAACTCTTTACACTCGCGCCCTCTGGGCCACGCCTACACTCCGACAGGGCGCCTTCCGCCCGAAGGAGAACGACATGAGGACACTCTTACTCGCTGGCGCTGCCACGCTGGCACTCGCCACCGCCGCACAGGCCGGCCAGATCTCTGCCGGATCGGTGCTGAACATCGTTGGAAACGCCAACTTCAACTCGACGCAGGTGACGTTCACCAACCCGGCCAACCTGGTGAACGGATCGGGCGACTTTTGCGCTGCTCGGCACCTGCTTGGGTTGCGTGACGATGACCACGCCGCTGTTCTACAACCCGCCGACATTCGGCCAGGCTTACACCGCGACCAACAACTCGCTGACGGCCAGCTTCGACCTGCTGTCGCTCGACAACACCTCGGGCAACGGCACCACCACGCTGGGCCTGGAATACAGCGGCGTTGCCCATCTGACGGGCTTCGATGCCACGCCCGGGCAGGTTGTCTACACCATCAATCAATTCGGCCAACTGATCGGCAGTTTCAGCGCCTCCACCATCGCCAACCCGGTGGCTGAGCCGGTCTCGCTCGCGATCCTGGGCACCGGGCTGCTCGGCCTGGGCCTCGTGCGTAACCGTCGCCGTGATGTCTGACACCCCGCCGCTCGACCGGTTGGCGGGATGCGAGATGATGCTGACCCAGGACGGCACGCTGAAAGTCACGCTGCTCATGAAACGATCTGGAGGAGGCCCGCGCCTGGGCCTCCTACCTGCTCGCCTGGCGCCGTTTCAAAGCCAAGCCTGACCACGAGCCGCTCGGCGGCCTCCTGCAGGTGCGGAATGCCCGCTAAGCTGTCTTACCCGGTGTATCGGCGCTGGCTGAGCGGCGCCAAGCCGCTCGAGGTGGAGGTGCTGCACGAGACCGGCACGCAGGCGCTGGTGCGGGTCTGGCGCGAGCCTGGGGCGCCGAAAGGGGAGCGCATCGCCTGGTGGGTGGCGATCAGCGCGCTGATGGACGAGCCGCTGCGGATGCGGCGGCGGCCCAAGCGGTGCCTGCAGGTGCAGCGGTAAAGCCAAGGCGCCATGAGCACGAGCATCAAAGCAGCATTCACCAAGGCCGGCTATGCGGATAGCACGGAGACATGGCCGTCCGAGGAGCTGCTGGCGGTGGGGGTGCGGGCGATGGTCAACCATGCCAACGACACCGAGGCCGCGCAGCATGCCATCATGCGGGCGTGCCGCAATGACCCGGCACTGCTGCGTCAGCTTATCATCCCCTGGTGGCGGCAATGCACCGCGCAGCTCATCAACGAGGCGCGGCGGCAGATCGAGCGCAAGCAGCGCACCGAGGCGCTGGAGACGCCGCTGGAGCGCCGCGCCGGCAAGGTGGTCTCGCTGATGGCAGAGCATGACGCGCGGGAAGCGGCCAAGGAACATCGGGCGGAGATGGCGCGCATCGCGAAGCTCGACGCTGAGAACAAAGCTATGATCGCAGTCCAGGTTGAGCGTTGGCGGCAGACCAGGGCTGGCAACTTCACCATCAACGACAAGCCATTCTGGCAGGTCAGCACATTCATGGCGAAGCAGTGGCAGATACGCCATGAGCAAGGGACGCGGTTCGTGGACCTGTTGCTGTCAGGCGTGCCATTGGACGACCGGCCCATCGGGCACTACCGCAGGCCCGAGGAGATCAATGCGCTGTGGGAGCGGTCCTTACAGACCTAGGAGATACCCGTAAACGGTCGTTTGCAAACGTTCCCACATGAGTGACGAGGACGAGCGGGCGATGGCGCTGTTGCGCTGGCTGCTGGCGTTGTCGCTTGTGCCGCAGGGCGAAACCGCAGCTAATCGGCGCCGCCGCCGCAAATTGCTCGTCTGGGTCAAGAGCCAATTAGCCGGCTAAACCCGGGTGCCGCCGTCCGCACCAAGTTGCTTACCACGCCTTATACAGCGCTGCCTTAATCGGTCGTCACAATCGCCAAAGCCCGCGCCATGGGCCTGACTCCCAGGTTCGGGCCAGGGCCGGCACGGTGGTAATGACGCCGGCCGGCCCGCTCACCGCCGCTTAACCCCACGGTCCGTCAGCGGTCCGTCAAACTCCGTCAGACTCCATCAAATCCCGTCATGTCCGAAACACAGCGCCAGAGGCTGGAGGTGCCGTTCGCGCCTCGCCCGTGGCAAATCCCGCTCATCGACGACCCGGCCCAGCGCATCGTGGCCGTGGTCCATAGGCGTGCCGGCAAGAGCACGGCGCTGCTCTGGCGCGGCCTCAAGCGGGCGGTGACCACCAGGCGCCCGCAGCCGCGCGTCGTCCATATCCTGCCCTACGGCGTCATGTGGACCCGCACAGGGCTGTGGGACCAGGCGGTCAAGGCAGCTGAGGCGATCCCCGGCAGCCAGGTGCGGCGCTCCGAAATGGCGATCCGGCTACCGAACGGCGGAACGTGGCAGGCGGGAGGGGCGGACAATCCCGACAGCTGGCGCGGCGGCTATGGCGACGAGATCATCATCGACGAGTTTGACGACACGCCGCAGAGCATGGTGCCGCTGGTCATAGAGCCGATGCTGGCGGATCGCGACGGGACGCTGGTGCGCAGCGGCACGCCGAAGGGCCGCGGGCTGCTCCAGGCGGCCTATGAGCGAGCGCGTGTCACCGCCCGGCCACTCGGCCTACCTGCTCGACTACCGGGCGACCGGCGCACTGTCCGACGCGGCGATTGAGCGCCTGCGCGCCGAGATGAGCGATGAGGAGTTCGCCCAGGAACTGGAATGCTCGTTCAGCGCGCCGAACTCGGGATCGTATTACGGCAAGCTGCTGGACGAGGCTGAGCGCGCAGGACGCATCACCGCGGTGTCGCACGACCCGGCGCTCAAAGTGTGGACCGGCTGGGATCTGGGCGTCCACGACAGCACGGCGATCTGGTTTGCGCAGGTGACCCGCTCCGGCGAGTGGCGGCTGATCGACTACATCGAGGATTCGGGCGTCGGGCTGGACCATTATGCGCGGCTACTCCAGCAGCGGCCTTACGTCTACGAGCGCCACATCCTGCCGCACGATGCGGCGGTGAAGGAGCTGGGCAGCGGGCTGGCGCGCACCGAGACGCTCAACAGCCTCGGCGTGCGGCCCTGGCGGGTGCTGCAGCAGCACGGCGTGGCGGACGGGATCAACGCGGTGCGCATGGTGCTGCCGAAATGCTGGATCGACGCAGAGCGCTGCGCCAAGGGGCATCCACGCGCTGCGGCACTACAGACGCGAGTGGAACGAGGCGGCGCAGACCTGGCGCAGCAGTCCGGTGCATGACCACGCCTCGCATGGCGCGGATGCCGCGCGCTATCTGTGCCTGGGCGTGCGGCAGGACCAGCCGCCGCCGGTCGAGCGGGCGCCGCGCGAGCCGTGGGAATATACCCAGCCCGGCGAACTCACACAGGACTGGATGCGGCTGTGACGCACAAGGCTCGATCCCACCGGCAAGAAGCACCGCTTCGACTTCGACGGCATGGTCTACGAGGTGTCGGACGACACCCCTGCAAGAAGCCCTCCACCACTGGACCGATCTGGAAGGCGAGAAGCGGGAGCCTGATCCGGAGATGTTCGGCGAGCGGGTGCAGAATTTGGCGCAACAGCTCGGCCTCGCTCTCGTGATGTTCGTCGGCAAGGCCGAAAAGCGCGACAAGCCGGTGGATTTCGGCGCGTATTACGTGAACGCCGGCGAACGCAGCATCAGTCAACTCGAAGCGACGGCAATGGCCGACTTGCGCAAGGAGTTCGACGAGGCCGTCGCGGATCTCAGGCAGAGGTTTGCGGATTATGCCGACCCAATCCGCGCAGCGATGGACAAGCTGAAGTAATGGCACGCAAGGACACCGACAGCGAAATCGTGCGCGAGGCGCAGGACCGCCTCAACCGCGCGCACGAGTATCAGGACAACGCGCACCGTCACTACAAGGCGGACATGGCCTTCGCCAATGGCGACGACGACAACAAGGCGCAGTGGAGCGACGGCATCAGCGCCGGCCGGCAGGCCGCCGGGCGTCCCGCGCTGACCGTCAACAAAACCCGCGTGCATTGCCTGCAGATCATCAACGACGCCCGGCAGAACCCGGTGCAGATCCGCGTCAACCCGGTGGGCGACGATGCCGACCTACGAGGCGGCGCAGATCTACGAGGGCATCATCCGCCACATCGAATACGTGTCCAACGCACAGCAGGCGTATGCCAACGCCACCTACTGCCAGGTGATGGGCGGCATCGGCTACTGGCGCGTGCTGGTGGACTACATGCACGACGATACGTTCGACCAGGAAATCTACATCAAGCGCATCGCCGACCCGACGCAGGTCTACCTGGACCCCGGACATCCAGCAGGCGGACGGCAGCGACGCGAAGTGGGGCTTCCTGTTCTACGAGATGACGCGGGAGGAATACGAAGCCGAGTATGGCGTCGATAAGGACGACACCAACCTGAACAATGCCGCACTGTCGCTCAACTCGCCCGGAGCCGGCGGCACGGTCTACCGCACCAACGACAAGCATGTGCAGGTGGTGGAGTATTACCGGAGCTGCACCAGGAGCGACCGGCTGCTGCAGATGCACGACGGCAGCGTGGTGCGCGAGAGCCAGCTACCCAAGGGCATGCTGGAGGAGCTGGCGCAGGTCGGCGTCACGCCGCGGGCCGAACGCGACATTGCCGAGCCACAGGTCGAGTGGTTCCTGATCGCCGACAGCAAGATCATCGACCGCAAGGACTGGTTGGGACAGTTCATTCCCTATCGTGCGCGTGCCGTGCGAGGAGATCGTGCTCGACGGCAAGCTCGACTGGGTGTCGCATGTGCGGCACCTGCGCGATCCGCAGCGTCTATACAACTGGTACACGAGCCAGGCGGCCGAGTTTGTGCGCCTTGCAGACCAAGGCGCCGTTTGTCGGCACCGCGGAGGCCATCGGGCCGTATCTCAACGACTGGGAGGCGCCAACACCGAGAACAAGGCGGTGCTGCTGTATCGCGGCACCGGCGAGAACGGCCAGCCAATCCCGCCGCCGGAGCGCTCGCAGCCGCCGGTCATGGCACAGGCCTACATCGAGGGGCTGAAAATCAGCCAGGCCGAGATGATGATGGCGACCGGCCAGTATCAGGCGGTCATGGGCGAGCCGAGTAATGAGACCAGCGGCAAGGCGATCAACGCGCGGCAGCGGCAGGGCGACAACGCGACGTACCATGTGATTGACCGGCTGGCGTCGGCGATCCGCTACACCGGGCGCATCATCCTCGACCTCATTCCACGGGTCTACGACACCAAGCGCGCTTTGATGATCATGGGCGAGGACGGCACGCAGACGCAGGTGCATCTGGACCCGGAAGCGCCGCAGCCGCACCAGACGACGCTGGACCCGCGCCAGCCGCCGCAGCAGCCCAGCATGAACCCGCAGCAGGACCCCGACAGCGAGCGCCAGCAGGCGCTGCGCACGGTGTTCAACCCGCTGAAGGGCCGCTACGCGGTGGTGGCGGACGTTGGCCGAGCTACGCCACCAAGCGACAGGAAGCGTTCAACGCGTTCAGCCAGGTGATCGCGCAGAACGGCGCGGCGTTCCAGGTGATCGGCGACTTCTGGGCCAAGAACGCGGACTTCCCGGGCAGCGACGAGATGGCGGCGCGGCTGAAACAGGGGCTGCCGCCGCAATACAAGGCGAACACGCCGTCGCCGGAGGTGCAGCAGCTCACCCAGGCCGCGCAGCAGATGCAGCAGCACGCGCAGGAATTGCTGCAGAAGGCCGATGCGGAGATCGCGCAGTTGAAAGCGCAGGTCGTGCATGCGCAGGAGCAGCTCAAGGACAAGAGCGAAGAGCTGAAGATCAAGGACTATGACAGCGAGACCAAGCGGCTCGACGTGGTGAGCGGCATTGATCCGATGGGATCGCAGGTGGTGGTGCGGCAGATGATCCGCGACATGCTGCAGGACGAGCTTGGCGAACTGCTGAAGCACCACGGCGAGATGGAGATGGCGCTGCAGGGCAACGTGCAGGCGGCCCAGCCGCCGGAGCCGGAGGGCGCGGACGTTGGCACGGGCGCCTAACGCGCTGGCGCGCAAGGCTACGTCGAGGACGTGAACCCGCTGGCCGAGGCTATGTGCCGGTGACGGACGCCGACCCGGGGCTATTCGGTCGGGTCATGGACTGGGTGCTGCGCCAGCAGCAGATATCGCAGGAGCGCGGGCTGTGGACCGGCGGCCAGGTGTGGCAAGGCGGCCGACCCGACCACGAAGGGTGTGGCCGACGCCGCGCAGCAATATGCCGGCAACTTCGAGGGCGGCATCAAGGCGTTTCACGGATCGCCGCACAGCTTCGAGCGGTTCGACCTGAGCAAGATCGGCACGGCGAGGGCGCAGGCTATGGGCACGGCCTCTATTTCGCCGAGAACGAGGGCGTGGCGCGCGGGTATCGGGTCAGCTTCGCGTGATCCGACAATCGACGGCCAGCCGGTAGACTGGGCAACCCGCCGAGCACGCCGCAGCGTGGTCGCAGGCTATAACGGCTCACGCAATGCCGCCATCCGCGATCTCGCGGGCCAGTGCATCGCTGCGTAATCAGAAGGCTGGAACGAGGCGTCGGACCCGACTGCGCGGCGCGCGGTATCTGCAGGCCGGCACGAGTTGCCGCCGTCACTCAGCCCCCGGCCACATGTATGGGTGGACATCAACGCCGACCGGACCGCATGCTGCACTGGGACAAGCGCTGAGCGAGCAGCACCCGAGTGCAGCGGGCGTCAGCATTCATAGCGACAAGGTATCACAGCGCGATGCTGTGACGCAACTCGACAAGGCAGGTATGTCTCACGCAGGGCGGTAACGTGGTCGGTCGAAGACGGATGGCAAGTCAGAGTGCGCGCAATGTCCTGAAGATGCTGCAGGTGACGCAGCTAAGAACTCAAGCTGACGGTGGCGATCTTCTGTCATCACGAACGTCATCGTTGACGCCGGAAGGCATGCCAAGCACTTCGCGAGGCGGCATCCCCGCATCCGCTATCTGACCAGGATCGCGCGGCAAGGGCGAGGGCACCCACAACGTCGTCGTGTTCGACGCCGACACCATCGACATCCTGCGCAAGTATGGCATCGCCGGCTAGGCATCGGCCTCGGCGCAGCAGCCACACCAAGGCGAATAACCTTCCGGGCCGGGACGTACCCACTCTTCCACGGGGAGTGGCGACGTTGGCAGGCGTGTGGTCACCGAGCGCTCCGGTTCGCCGGTTCGGTGACGGAAACCCACAGTGACAATCCGATGAGCGAAACACAGCAACAGCAAGCTACCGACGAACGCGTCCCGCAGTCGCAGCACGTCCTGCAGAACGAGGAGAACGAGGACGCCACCGTTCCGCTGCAACAGCCGCCGCAACCGGAAGCGCCGGTCGAGAGCGAGGCCAAGCCCGACGAGCCGGAGGTCGATGAGCGCGAGGAGCTGCTGCGCAAAGAGCGCCGCGCCCACGCCAATCGCGTCGGCCAGATCGTCAAGCAGCGCTACGCCGAGAAGGCCCGCGCCGATGCGCTGGAGCAGAGGCTGCGCGAGATCGAGCAGCGCCAGGCGCAGTATGACGGCAGCCCGCAGCCGGCGCCGACGCAGGAGGACATCGACCGGCTGATCGACCAGCGCGCCGCGAGAAACTCGCCATCCAGCAGCACAACGCCCGCGTCGAGGAATGGGACAAGGCGGGCAAGGAATCGTTCGGCGAGGACAAGTTCAAAGCGGCCTGCGAGACCGTCGCCAACATGTCGTCCGCCGAGCAGCGCCGCATGCTGCTGGCCATCGCGCTGGACGTGGAGGGCGGCCAGCGGGCGATCATCGAGATGGCGGACGATCCCGAGGAGGCCGAGCGCATCCTGGCGATGCCGCCGCACCGTATGGCGCTGGCTCTGACAAAGCTGGGCGCCACACCGACACCGGAGCCAAAGCCGGTGTCGAACTACCGCCGCCGATCCGCCCGCCCTCAGGGGGACGCGCGCGCGGCCAACCCGATCCGGAAAAGGGATCGTGGGATGAGTTCAAGCGCTGGTCAGCCGACATGAACTGGCGCCGCTAACGCCTACGCCGTGCCTGCCGACTTGCGGCGGCTACCGCATGCATCCGCGACAGCGGACCTCCGACTGAGCGCGTAGATCGCTCTGCGACGGGCGGGAGCAATCCTGCCCGTCCTCAGGTGCCACCTGAGACCCGACTGGAAGCGGCTTCTTCCTGTGTGCCGAAGAACCCCTCCGGGGGTGACGGCCTGCCTCCGAAACGAAGGGATCAGGAATGAGCCACAGTGCCCAATACCATCATTACGCCTACGCTCGTCGTGAGGCGCGCTATCGAACTATTCAGAAACTCCAACGCCTTCCTCCAGATGGTGGATCGCCAATGGCAGGACGAGTTCGGCGGGCCTAGCGTCGCCGGACAGAAGCCGGGCAGCACCATCCAGATCCGCCTGCCGAATGACTACGTAGCGCGCAGCGGACCCACCGCAGTCCCACAGTCCACAGTTGAATCAACGACCGCACTGACGGTCGCGACGCAGACCGGCGTGGATATCGCGTTCTCAATGGCCGAACGCACGATGTCGATACAGGACTACGACGTGCGCGTTATCCAGCCGGCGGTCAACGCGCTGGTCGGCAACATCGCCTCCAACATCATGCTCGGCGCCGAGGCGATCCCGAACCTGGTGCATAATGTCGATGGGAGCAACAACACACTCACGCCGACGCTGACCACCTGGGCGACCGCGGGCGCGCTGCTCGACAAGCTCTCGACACCACGCAGCCAGCGCCGCGTCGTGCTCGACCCGATCACCATGGCGCGCACGGTCAACTCGTTCAGCGGGCTGTTCAACCAGCAGTCCAAGATCGGCCAGCAGTACGAAACGGCGATGATCAAGACCGACGTGCTGGGCATGGACTGGGCGCAGGACCCAACGGTGCTCACCCACACCACGGGCGCTTACGGCGCACTCGGCACGGTGTCGGGTGCCAGCCAGACCGGCAGCACGATCACCACGAGCGCACTCGCCGGGCCGCTGAAGAAGGGCGACATCATCACCTTCCCAGGCGCCTTCGCGGTCAATCGCGTGACCAAGACCACGACGGGGCAACTGGCGCAGTTCGCGGTGACGGCGGATGTCGCGGGCGGTGCCACCTCGATCCCGATCTACCCGGCGCTGATCCCGGCCAGCGGCGGCAATCCCGTCGCCTACCAGACGGTCACCGCCTCGCCCACCGCCGGTGGCACCATCGTCTGCCTGACCAACGCGTCCGAAACCTACCGCAACAACTTCATCTTCCATCCGCTCGCCGTCACCCTGGCGATTGTGCCGATGGAGATGCCGACGCGCGGCGTGGTCGAGAGCTACCGCGAGAGTCAGGACGGCGTGAGCATCCGTCTCATCAGTTTCTACGACGGCATCAACGACCAGATGATCACCAGGCTCGACGTGCTCTATGGCTGGAAGTGGGTCCGGCCCGAGTGGGCCTGTAGGGTGCCAGATATCCTCTGATCGTTGTTGAGGATACAGGAGAAACCAATGTCAGATACGACACGCAAGGACCACGCGGCGGACGAGCGGGAGCGGCAGCGCCAGGCGGCGCACCAGACCTCACAGCCGGCACCACAGGCCGCCACCGACGATGAGATCATGAAAATCCGCAAAGCGGCCGGCGCCATCGCCGAGGTCATCGAGCCGGTGCAGCGCGTTCGCCAGGAAAGGACCAACTGATGCCAAACAACACGGAGCACGAGCGCGAAGAGCAGCGCAAGCGCGAGGAACAGCAGCAGCGCCAGCAGCAGGAGCGCGACCGCCAGCAGCGCGAGCCGGAGGCGGGGCCGGGCGGCGTCATGCCGCAGCCCAAGCCGGGCGACAAGGTGGCGAACCCGGCACATCCCGAGGCGCCCACCGAGGTGCCGCCGGATTATCCGAACGCAGCCGACGTGTTCGGCGAAGGAGCGCCGGGCGCACCCACCGCCTACCCGAAGGTGAAGTTCCACCCGATCTATGGCGGCGTGCGCGTCAGCGACGCTTCTGAGGAGGGCCTGCTGCAACCGCCTTATGCGTGGTTCGACAGCGCCGAACTGGCCGACATGGCCCGCACCTACACCGAAGCCGAGCAGGTGCGGACACATAACCAGCTCCGCAAGTTGAAGGAACTGGAGGACGCCGGCCTGCCGGTCGTGAGCAGCAGCGTGCAGGCCGAGGAAGCTGTGCGCCGCGGCATGGCCGAGCCACTGTAATGGCCATCCGCACATGCCAGGATCTACTCGCGTCAGTGCTGCGCACCAGCGGCGTGACCGGAGTGGGCCAGACGCCACTCGCCGAGGACATCACCACCGCGTTTGAATACCTGGTGGAGATGATCGGCATCTGGCAGCGCGAGCGCTTCCTGGCATGGCGGCTGACCGAGCAGATCATCCCGAGCACGGGCGCGCAGTCCTACGCGATGCTGGACCGCCCGCCACGGCTCGACAGCGCCTATGCGCGGCTGCTGACCGGCCAGCAGGTGGCGACCGTCTACAACGCCGGGCCGGTGGATTTCCCGCTCTACCTCATCGACAGCATGGACGAATACAACGAGATCAGCCTGAAGCAGCTCAGCACGTTTCCGGCTGCCGTCTGGTATTCGCCGGACTATCCGACGAGTTCGCTGTGGTTCTGGCCGATCCCGCCGGCCGGCCAGTTCGATTTGCACGTGTTCTACCGCGCCGGGCTGCCGACCTACACGGCGCTCACCGATCCGCTGGGCCTGCCGCCGGAGTATGTCGCCGCGGCACGCTACGAGTTGGCGGTGAAGCTGCAGATGGAGTACGGGCTACCGGCGCGGCCCGACCATGTGGCGACGCTCATGGGCATCAAGGCGGGCATCCGCGCGGCCAACGCGCATGTGGCGCAACTCAAGGTGCCCGGCCCGCTGGTGCCCGGCATGGGCGGCACAGGCGGCATCAGCGGGGCTGTGGGGCCGCACCAGAGCGTCATCGTGCTCGATAGCGGCCTGCCGGTGCTCGGATGAGCGGTTCATCCACAGGCTATCCGTGGGAGCCGGGGCAGGTGCTCACCGCCGCGGATCTCAACGCGGCGATTCAGATGCAGGCGGGTCCGTCCGGGCCGCCAGGGCCACAGGGGCCGGTCGGGCCAATAGGGCCAACGGGCGCCACGGGATTGCAAGGCCCGCCGGGGCCACAGGGCGTGCCAGGCGCCGCCAGCACGGTGCCGGGGCCAACGGGAGCCACCGGGCCGCAGGGCGTTCCTGGGCCTCCTGGGGCGACCGGCGCGCAGGGTCCGGCTGGCACTCCCGGCGCTACGTCGTTCTCCGGCCTGACCGGCAGCGCGACCTACGCACAGTTGCCGCCCGCCGTGCAGCAGGTGCCGATCTCGTTCCCGTTCTCCGGGAAGCCCGCAGCGGGCGCGCTCGTCAACGTGCCGATGGCGTTCGGCGTGACCGTGCCAGCATCGCTCGCTGGCAGCGTGGTCTACGACACCACCAAGACGACGGCTAATGCGGCATTCACCGTGAACAAGATCAGCGGCGGCAGCACGACAGCGCTGGGCACCGTCACCATCACCAGCACCTCGAACACGAGCTGCACGCTTGCGGGCGCTGGTGGCACGCTGAATGCCGGTGACGTGCTGCAGATCGTGGCGCCGACGCAGGATGCCACGCTCGCTGACGTGGGCATCTCGATCCTGGCGAGCCGCGTCTGATGCCGACGACGTGGAATCCCTCGGACAAGACAGCCGGCACCACACTATCGAATGGTAATCTGACTGTTGTATTCACGGCGACGGGAAACGGTGTCCGGTCCATCTACAGCGACACGGCTGGAAAGTGGTACTGGGAAGCGACGTACAACTCGGGCAGCTCGCAGTGCATCGGATTTGCCAATGCCAGCGCCGTGTTGAGCACGGTCTGGACCACTTCGACCAACGCTGTGGTGGCGTATAACGGTAGTATCGACGTCAATAACGTCTCCCAGAGCGGTGCTGGCTTCACAATTCTCACCGGCCACACGGTAGCAGTTGCCATCGACCTGGGTGCTCAACGCATCTGGTTCCGTAATGTGACCACCAGCGGCAACTGGAATAACAACGTCGCCAACAATCCGGCGACAAACGTGGGCGGGCTTAACATAGCAGTGCTTGGCTCTCCGTTGTTCGCACTACTCGCGGGGATTGGCACGGCTAACTGGAGCACCAACTTCGGCGCCACGACGCTTGTCGGCGCGGTGCCATCCGGCTTTACCGCCGGTTTTGGCCCGGCTGCCGCAGCGGCCACGCAGGCGCGCGTGATGGTGCTGGCGTGACCCGGCTCGCATTGAGCGGCGGCGCTTACGAGGCCCGCAGCGTCATCGCAAGCGCACAGCGGTGCCTCAACCTCTATGCCGAGAGCCGTGCCGACCGGCAACCAGAACACCGGCAGCACCGGCCAGGGCGAGCCGGTGCAGTTCGCCTATTACCCGACGCCCGGCTTGCGGCAGCCTCACACCCTGCCGCAGAACGGCGTCCGCGCCATCAGGCAGGCGACGACCGGCGGTATCTACGCCGTGGCCGGCTCCGGCGTGTATCGCATCGACCCCAGCACCTGGGCCGGCACACTGCTCGGCTCCATCACCTCCGGCCACCGCACGCCCGTCAGCATGCAGGACAACGGGCTGCAGATGGCGATTGTGGACGGCTCGCCCTATGGCTGGTCCATCGACCTCACCAACGACACGTTCGCCGCCATCAGCGATCCCACCGGCATGTTCAGCGGCGCCGACGTGGTGCAGTACCTCGACACCTATCTGTTATTCAACAAGCCCAGGACGCCGCAGTTCTATTCGTCCGACAGCCTGAGCCTGAAATTCGACCCGCTGTGGTTCGCCAATAAGCAATCGTTTAGCGATCTGCTGGTGACGCTGGCGGTGGCCAAGCGCGAGATCTGGCTGCTGGGCGATAGAACGACCGAGGTCTGGTACAACAGCGGCAAGCCGGATTTCACGTTCGAGGAGCAGCCCGGCACATTCGTGGACCACGGCACCTGCGCGAAATACAGCGCCGCCGTTCACGATAATTCGGTGTTCTGGCTGTCGAAGGACCGGCAGGGCCGCGGCAACGTCGTCCAGGGCGCCGGCTACCTGACCAAGCGTATCTCCACTCACGCCATCGAGCAGGAAATGGCCGGCTACGAGACGCTCTCGGACGCCATCGGCTTCTGCTACATGATGGCCGGCCACGCCTTCTATGTGCTGACCTTTCCCAAGGCGGACAGGACCTGGGTTTACGATATCGTCACCGGCCTGTGGCACGAATGGTGCTGGATCGACAGCAACGGCGACGAGCACCGCCACCGCGCCAACTGCTGCTATCCGTGCAACGACACCATCGTGGTCGGCGACTGGCAGAGCGGCAACCTCTATGCGCTGGACCGCGATGTCTATACGGACGACGAGCGGCCGATCAAACGGGTGCGGGCCTATCCGCATATCATCAACGACGCCGACCGGGTGTTCTATCGGATGTTCGTGGCCGACCTCGAAACCGGCTGGACACCGCAGGATGCGCTGGTCACCTCAACCGACCGCATCATCACCTGGCTACCGCTGCTCGCGCAGTTCAACAGCATGAATGTCGGCGCGATCACCGTCACGACCGGCGGGCCGCTGATCGACTGGGACCGCGATTTCGTCTACATGCTCGGCCAGACCGGCTATCAGAAATACACCACCGACCTGGAGACGCAGACGCCGCTGGCGAGCCTGGTGGGAACGCCGACCCGGTTCGTCTTCGGCGCTGACATCGACCCGCTGGGCGGCTATCTGCTGGTGCAGACCGATCCGGGCAATCCGAACGGCGTGCCGGTCTCCAAGCTCGACCCCGCCACCTTCGCGGTGCTCGACACATTCGGCGTCGTCACCAGCGCCCCGTCCTATCCAGCGTCCGTCTGGGTCGGACAGTACATCGTCTGCGTGGTCTGCAACGGCGTCAGCTTCGGCTTCCTGAAATCCTCCGTCTCCTCCGGCATCGTCTCGGCATTCCGCGTGGATACGATGGAGCACGCCGGTTTCTCCCAAGCCGTCGTGAGCGGCAGCACCAACAACCGCGGCTTTATGGTTGCCGGCCAGTCGGGCGAGAATGCTGCCTCGGTGTTCCTGTCATGGGACGCCACCACGACGATCAAGCCCAGCGTGCCGCTCTATCGCATCGACATCGCCGCCAGCGCCACGTCCTACGATCCGGCATCATGGCCCACGACAAATCCCGGCATCACCTGGACCACGGTCGGTACAGTGGCCGTCTCCGCGGTCAATCCGGCCTGGACCGGCTTCACCGTCCAATCGCTCGGCTACGACCTGGCCGATGGCAACGTCATCTGGATCGTCGGCACGCAGACGGCGGCGGGACGGCTACCACGTCATGAAGCTGAGCGCGCAGACCGCCGCGGTGCTGTGGAATATCCCCATCGACCCGGTTGGGTGGTGGACCTCGGCAAGTCACGCATCAACGGCTCGCTCTGGATGATCGCCAATGCCGGCGCTGCTGCCGGCCCGACTTCCTCCTACCGCATCAACACGCTGACCGGCACGATGGAGACGCAGCCGCTGAGCGGCGTGTTCGCCAGCAGCGGGCCGCACGCGCAGATCACTGACAGCCAGAGCACCCTGATCTTCTACGGCGGCACATTCGCCGACAGCACCGCGTCGCCGATTTCCGGTGGACGGCACCGCCGATTTCAGCGGCGGCTGGGCGCTGATGGGCGGCCAGACCGTGATCACCGAGACCAAGGCGGTGGCGGACGACAACCTGATCAATCTCGAATGGTCGGACGACCGTGGGCACAGCTACGGCAGCCCGGTATCGCAGAGCATCGGCGACCGCGGCGAGTACCGCACCAGCCTGCAGTGGCAGCGGCTCGGGATGTGCCGCGACCGGGTGTTTCCGGATCAGCTGGTCGGTGCCGCTGCGCACGGCGCTGCAGGGCGCTTTCGTTGACATCAACACAACAGCGAAGACATAGCGATGCCACTCCCTCTTGGCCCGCCACGCATCCAGTTCATCGACGCTGACGGGCACCCCTATGTCGGCGGGACCGTGGAGACGCTGATCCCCGGGACCTCAACGCCCAAGGACACCTGGCAAGACCCGGACAAGGCGGCGGTCAACGACCAACCTGTCGTGCTCGACGCCGCGGGCCGCGCCATCATCCTCGGGTCTGCGGACTACCGGCTGATCGTGCGCGACGTTGACGGCAACCTGATCTACGACGGCTGGACCTCCACCGGCATTTCCACGATCGCCTGCTGCCGTTCACCACCGCGCCGACGCTGGCGGATGCGCGCGCCATGCTGGGCATCGACGAGGCGATCCAGGTCGAGACGGATCGTGCGCTGGCTGCGGAAGCCAACCTGCAGACGCAGATCAACGACATCATTGCCGGGGACGTTTTCCGGTTCGCTGCAATCGCAGATCGACACCGAGCGGTCGGAGCGCATTGCCGCTGATGCAAACCTGCAGACACAGATCGACGCACTGGGCGCGAGCGCGCTCAAGGTGGGCAGCAACGTCACCGACTCGTCGGGCCACATCCGTGTGAACTTCCCGACGCCGTTTCCCAACAGCACCACCGCCGTGGTGACGCAGCTCATGAACAGCGACCTGAGCGCGGTGTGGCTGTCGGTGAACTACGACGCCAGCGGCTTCGATATCTGGTCGAGCATTCCATTGGCCGACGACACGGTGCATCCGATCCCGGCCGCCTCTGCTGGATCGCCACCGGGAACTGAATGACCGTCGCGGCTCAACACGGGCGTGCCCAGCGCGCCGCTGGTCGATCCGGTCAGCGGGCAGGTCACGCCGGCCTGGCGCGCTTTCCTCATCGCCCTCTACCAGCGCACCGGCGGCGCAGTCGGGCAGTCGACCGACACGTCCGAAACTGGAGGCGCAGCTTGCGGCTGAGACGGCGGCGCGCAGCACGGCGGACACCGGGCTGGCGACCGGGCTGGCGAGCGAGGCGGCAACACGCGCGGCGGCCGATACCACACTGAACACCGTGGTGACCCGCGAGGCGACGCTGCGGGCGCGGGCCGACAGCAACGAGGCGACGGCGCGGCAGAATGCCGACGCGCTGCTGGTGCTGATCTCCGAACTGTGCAGCCGCTGGGCGGCGTGCGACCTGTCGTTCCTGCCGACTGCGGATCCGGGCAACGGCATGCCATGGCTCGACGGCACGCACATCGCGGTGGGCACGTCGTCGTCGAGCGTGGTCGGCATCGGAAAAGAGGATGGCACCGGGCGCTGGGGCCTGGAGACGGCACTGGCGCGTGGACGTGGGGGTGAGCATTGGCTGACACTAAAAATCAGTGCGGGCGCCGATCCCGGCACGTTGGCGGCGGACGACAAGCTGCCACTGGCGCGGTCTGCGAGCACCACAGCGTATGCCGCGACGATGGCCGAAATCGCCAGCTACGCCAACACGGCATACACGCCGAACTACAGCGCGGCGCCGCCGATCATGGACGGCACGGCCGCACCCGGCGTGGCGGCAGCGGTCTCGCGCGGCGACCACATCCACCCGTCCGACCTCACCCGCGCACCGCTCGCCTCGCCTACCTTCACCGGTACACCGGCTGCACCGACAGCAACGGCAGGCACCAACAGCACACAGATCGCGACAACGGCCTATGTTCTGAATGCTGTTACAGGTGGAACCGCCGCCGCTATTCCAGGCGCCAGCTACGCCGACAACGGCGGACTTCACCATCAACCAGAGGGCCTATACGAGCGGTGCCGCGCTCACCGCCGGGAGCTATGGCCACGACCGATGGAAGGCCGGCGCGGGTGGCGCGACATACACGTTCGCCGCACCATCAGGGCCGTCCACCAGCATCACCATCACCGCCGGCACATTGCAGCAGATCATAGAAGGTGGCGCGCTCGCTGGCGGCACTTACACGCTGTCATGGACCGGCACCGCGCAGGGGCGCATCGGCGCCGGGTCGTATGCTGCCTCGCCAGTCAGCGGCAGCGTTACAGCAGGAGCCAAACACCACCATCGAGTTCAACGCCGGCACATTGTCGCAAGTGAAGTTCGAGCTTGGGTCTTTGGCGACACCTTGGGTCGCGCTGTCGCCGCAGCAACAGCTCGCCGCCTGCCAGCGGTTCTTCCAGGTCGGTCGCGTAGATTTCCAGGCCAATGCCAGCGCGGGAGGGTGGACCCGCGTTCGCCAAGGCGGATCTGCCAGTGACTATGCGAGCATTGCCTAACGGTGACAGCGACTGGTGGCACCGCTGACTAACGTCAATACGTTTTCCATAGAACTCTCTGTCGTTACAGGGCGTCTATGGTAGCGGTTTGACAACTGCCGCTGGTCCCTGGGCTATCAATCCAACCTTTCACCGCCAGCGCGGATTTATAGCCATGCAGCTCATCTACACAACCGCAGCGAATACCACGATCCAGGCGACGCTGGACGACAAGGAGAGCCTCGGCAATCTCACCGGCCCTGGCGTGTTCTACGTGCCTACTGATCCGGCGAATGCCGAATACGCCGAGATCGTCGAGCAGGGTTACATGGTCGAGCCATACGTTGCCGCCGCCGGAGCCAGTGCCGGAGGCCGTGGACCTGCCGCCGGTGATGCCGACCGACCCGACGCATGCCACGCCCAAGGCATACGGTCGACACCGAGATCGCGGCACTCGCCGCCCGCATCGAGACGCTGGAGGCCAGGCTCGGGTGACACCGCCGCCCTTCGTCGTGCTCAGCCTGGCCACGCAGCCGCTCCTACTGGCTGTCGCGGTATCTGAGCTACGGCGGCTGGCATTGCGGTCACGAGGAAATCCGCCACGCGCGGACGCTGAGCGATGTCAGGGCGTGGTTGGCCGGCCGCGCACCGGCACAGCGGAAACTGCGGC